AAATTTTCCTTGCTAAATTAAAAGCAGTGTTTCCAGAAGTAACGTCAACCACACTAGTAGAATATGTGAGTTGAGTATTCGCAAGTAACGTAGCAAAATCAGAACTTGTTGAGCTATTTGTAGTTACAATTCTTTGACTGGTCCAACTTACTGCGTTGGAGTAATACATTGACCCAGTTGAGGTAGCATAAGCAAATATGCCAGTAGATAAATTTGCTGCTGGAAAATTAGCGACACCTGCGTAAACATTTTGTATACCAGCAACCGTAACCACTCCACTGCCATCAATTATTAAACCAGATCCAATTTTAATACCACCAAGAGAAGAGCTAGTTGCGGTTGGTAATGTATACGCTCCAGGAATTGTTGGTTTATTAGTTAAATCAGTGTAACTTCCACTAAACAAGGTTGGTTTGTTTAAAATAGCAGAGATACCAGTACTTGCATTCCAATCCGAGGCAACTTGAGCTGCTGGTATCGTTGGAAAAGTTGTCCAACTCAGTCCAGTTCCAGTTGATTTTAAATATTGACCAGAAATACCAGAGTTAGATCCAATTGTTAATGGTTTTGATTGAGGAATAACTAGTCCTTCAGAAGCCTGAACTGGACCGTCAGCATCTCTATTTACTACTACGTCTGCTCTAATTCGTGACATCCATTTATAGCAAGGTCTTTCCTAGTATATTTAGGGAAAACATCTGCCAGTATATTACATTACAAGAGGTAGGAGTGATGTCCACCCCCACACCAATTGTCAGTAAACCCTGATGAATACTGGGTTGTTGTTAGAATAAAATCTAAATACCTTTGAATTAAATATCATATGCGACATTTAAAAATTCTTTTATTAAAGTGGAATGGCACTACTGAAGTGCGTGTTATTCCTTGGGGTAAAAAATTCTTAGACATTCACAGAAAAGAAGGAGATATAATCATGTCAGAAGAGGTATATGCGAACTTTGCTTAACGCAACAATACTTTTTTCAACCATCGGCATATCCATTTATTTGAGCATGACTATGGGATCTACTCTACATTGATGCCCAAGAGTGATAGGAATGGTCAGATTTGAACTGACGATCTTTCGGTTATCAGCCGAATGCATTAACCACTATGCTACATTCCTGTAATAATACTAACTGGGATGGCTGGATTCGAACCAGCAACCTAAGAGTTAACAGCTCTTCGCACTGCCGTTGTGCTACATCCCATTAAAGAGGACGCCACTCCTCCTTTCAGGCTCGCCACTTGCCCTTTAACCAGAGGCAAGAAACTGGGCGGGAGTTATACCCCATCCGCACCACCAATTCTTTAGAGAAATTGGAAACTCATCGAGGGGGTTCCCGACCAGGGCACGTTTAGTGTCATTCCGAGACAGGTTGAGGAATTAAATCCTCGTATGCTGCGTCAACAGCATCATCAAAGTCCTCGTAAGGACCGTGATTGACATCATTATACACGTAGTAAAACTTTTTGTCAATCATTTCAACTGAGAAGTATGTGATTACTTCATCACCATTGTTGAGTTGTTCAACAATTCTCATCTTAGTTCCAAACATAATATACAGAGGGTAAGTTGACTCCACCAGTTCTTTTAAAGTCTCTCCGTGACTATGAGTTACTAAAAACTAATTACATCATTTCCAGCACCGCCAACTACTCTATCACCAGCAGCTCCATAATATGATGCTGGCATCTCATCCATCCCACCAACAACACCCATGTCAAATCGAATAGAATCTCCTACTCTGGTTTTATTCACATTATATCGTGGAGATTGTTGACCAAAAACACCATACCAACCATTGATAGTGGATAGGGTTTCTGCAATATGTTTCAGAAGATATGTATCTTCTTTAGAACCACCCAGACTGAGTGCTTCGCGGAGAGCAGATTCTGCTTTCTCCAATTGGTATTTAACGTTGTCTTGCATAATAGTTTAGATGTCGTTTAGTACAGTTTTAATCAATTCAATCACTGGTTGTTGCCTATCATATTTGGTAATACTACCACGTTTCATAATAGGTTCTCCTTCAAGAGGAGATGGTTCATATACTTCATACTCATAATTATGACTTGGGGCAAGACCTTTACCAGTTGAATTCCAAATACGAATTTCAGCTAGCTGCTTACCCCCAATAGTCATACCAAAAGGTTCTAGGTCAACTTTGATGCGAAGCATTGGTGGGGTTTCAACTCAGTTTATTGTAGCACAGGTGAGGATGCTTGTCAATCCCACCACCAGCACAGGTTTTCAAGAGTGCTGAGAAACTGCTCATGGTAGACAGTGCGGCTAGGATTTGGTTTGCCATCTTTCATATCTTGGAGATACTCAATTATACCACGAACTACTGGAGTGTCTTGAAAGTATTCGTGCATTCTGTAACAATTAAATTTTTCGTTGTATTGAATGAAGTCATGAAGCGGTGCTGTGTTGCGACGATGAGCACGAATGAATACATCTTCATCCTTGATACCGTTTGTATTACGAATATCAAGTGGTCTGTATGTCTCCACCTCTCCATCTACTTCGTGTTCTTCATCACCACCAAAGACAAAGTGAAGATCTTCGTAATACTTTTCCATCAACGCTAGGTCTGGTGCTACACGAATGTCTTCATTATCTTCCAGATAATACTTCATACGACTGATAGCACTTTCATCTGTAAGACGAAATACAATGTTACCAACGTAATAGTTTACTGGGCCGCCACACATATTTTCTGATAATTTTTTACGAAAAGATAAGTGGATGATTTCAAATCCAGGCACTTCATCTTCAGTTTCTACTAGTCCTTGTGAGATTGTCATGGATTTTTGCCTCGTCGTAATATGTATGCTCCTTGTCAGGATCGAACTGACCTTAGCCGAATTATGAGTTCGGTGCTTTCGCCAGAGAGCTAAAAGAGCATTTGCTATTTCCAAATAGCAAATACGAGTGTCTGGATTTGAACCAGATCAAAGCCGCTAATCTGGCGGAAAGAGTTTATAAAACTCCTCTGACTACCAAGTCTCACTCGCAAATTAAATGGAGAATAGCGGACTTGAACCGCTGACATTCGCCTTGCAAAGGCGCTACTCTACCAACTGAGTTAATTCCCCTTGTATTCGCTCATAATAATCATAAGGCATCAGCATAATATTAGATCCACTCGCTGTTGTGATGATAAAACTTTCTTTGTCTGTAATAACTTTCTCCATGATGTCATCAAAATCGTGGCAAAATGTTTCTTCGGTGATTGTTTTCATACCATACACTCCATATCTTTTTGTTCTTGTAGACAACCAATGCTGGTTAGATATTCAATAGTCTCAGTGCATCCTCCCATCAAGTGACCATCAAGGGTAACTCTTGGAAATGTTGCGCCTTCACCAAACTCATTATAGAATGCTTCCTCGTCAAAGTCAAGCCCCAAGTTGTAGTGTGTGTATTTAACCGTGAAACTATCAAGGATTACCTTGAGTTTACGACAATACTCACATTGGTCTTTGGTGTAAATAACAAGTTGAGAAATCATAAGTATCTTTATAAAAAAGAATCGGCGTGGCAGGATTCGAACCTGCGACCTCTCGCTCCCAAAGCGAATGCGCTACCAAGCTGCGCTACACACCGAAATGATAGTTTCAATTTTTATCACACCAGACTATGGAAACTACCAAACGGCATCCGATGATCTTGGCGTCTTTCTAGGCTATGTGCCTAACGACTACCAACGGAAGTGGTAGGATTCGAACCTACGCTGCTACTAACAGGACAGTTTTCAAGACTGTTGCCATAAACCACTCGGCCACACTTCCATTTGTTTACCCTCCCATTATATAGGAGGGAGGAGGGTTTGTCAACCCCTAAAAAACCAGCGTCAGTGCTCCATATCCAACCAGTGTGGCAATCAACATACCAAGAACCTTATAATAAGTTTTGATAGGAGTGCCAAAGTATTGCTGACCAATCAGTAGGCACTTATGCATTGGTGAGATGATGTATCCAGCATACTCAATACATAGAAACCACGTCAAGTATCCAGCACCAAATGCTTGAGCAAGCAACGTTGCGATACCAGCATACTTACCAGATGAACCCATAGCAAATGATGCTAAGAACCCAACAACAGAAACTGACACAAGAGCAACAGAACCTTGTTCTGAAGTAATCTTAAGATACTCCATGACAGGTGCTTTGAGTTCACCAAACACTGCTGCCAGAGCAAGAACTAAAGCAGCAAGACCAGCAAACTTCCAGTTGATATACCGACCCCACTTCCAATCATTACAGATGAATGAATAGTAAGCAGCAAGACCACCAAACCAAAGAGAGAATAGGTAAGGATAGTCGGGGTCACCATAGCACACTAGAAACCACATTGTAGCTACAATCGGTCCCCAACCTTTAGCAAGACGCTGCCAACTAAAGGAACGTGTTTCTTCAACGATTTCTACATCAGTTTCTTTCACATACTTAAAGATGTATACTCCAGCAAATGTTAAAACAATAGCAAGAGGAACAATAGCATGTGACATGAATGTGGTATAAGACATACCCAATGCTGCCATCGGAAGCACAACTGTTTTCTCAAGTGGTGACCACCAGTAATAGTGGTGAGTAGAAAGATAATCTACAATACCAAACTTAGAACGCGATTGTGCTTTATCAGAAGCAATGGAATCAAGAAGAGGAGCCGACATAATCACTCTTCCTTCAATGGGTAGAATACCACCAGCAAGAGCAGTGGCAGCAACAACTAAACGATTTGATTTAAATGTTTTACGAAGTGCCACAAATACTTCGTTAAGCACACCGTATTGTTTTACAAGACCACCGACAATCATAATGCCGATGATATATGGGAGGAACAAAAGTTTCTCCCAGATACCTATTAATAAATCCATAGTTTAAATACAAAAAATAAAATTTTCCATGTATGGAAAAACGGAAGATGATGGATTCGAACCATCGGAATGGTTAATTCCATTCGGCAGTTTAGCAAACTGCTACCTTAAACCTCTCGGTCAATCTTCCTAACGAACTTCAAAATCCATTTTTCTTGGAACTCTCTTATTATACTCTGTTACTGGGTGCATGTCAACCTTTTTAACTTTGTGTTTTGAGATGCCATTAATCTCTACTACCAATCTCAAATCTAAGGCACTAATAACAGGCATACTATTCCTATCCATTCTTAATAAAGTGTGGTTGTCACAACCACAGGATTTACTTTTGTTTGGTTGGGTTACTTCTATTTCTGTATTACATCCACTACATCTTATTTTTGCCATGATCTTTATTTTATATGGGAGATACAAGATTTGAACTAGTGACCGTCTGCGTGTAAAGCAGCTGCGCTACCGCTGCGCCAATCTCCCAAACGTCTTGAGAGGGACTTGAACCCCCGACCTACTCATTAGAAGTGAGATGCTCTATCCATCTGAGCTATCAAGACATGCAAGTATTATAGCAGATGGTTGGGTTGGTGTCAAGGGGAGATGATCTCCCCTATATTTATTCTGTTGTATCAGACTTCAACCCGAACCATTTTACTTGCATAGTTGTAAGCATAATCTGTTCTTGCTCCATGATGTCCCCAGCGTATCCACTTACTTGCGTAGTGCATATACTGGTCAATAGATTTACCAGGAGTTTTCATTCTTGGTTCAATAATTTTCCAATCACCTTCATATAACATATAATCAAGTTGTGTAGTCAGTGTAGAAGGATTGGCACTAGTACGGCTAGCGTGTTGTCCTAATCCATTATAACGGGAAGTATCGGTCCATTGGAGAAGACCGTAACCACCACTCCTACAACCATTGTAGGATACTCTAGCACCACCTTCACATACATTAGGAGTGAAGGTGGATTCTTGTCGGATATTGCCCATGATGGTTGCTAGGGCATTTTTATCAGTGATACCTCGGTTCTGGAGAAATTCCAGAGTTAAGATCTCATTAGTATTACATCCTTTACAAATTAGCTTTGTCTCTTTTGTCTTAACGGAAGCAACCTCTCGGATTGCTGTCTTTGATGTAGGCTCCTCTTTAATAATAGAGAATGGTGGTGGTCCACTCACAGGGGGAGGAGGAAACATTGGAGGCAGTGTGGTCGTTGATGTTGTAACCGCTGCCAAAAGGGGCAAGGCTACTGTAAAAAATTGTTGCATTAATTTTAATAGAATTCGGCATCCGTATAAAAGGGGGGTATACCTAACCTCTCGGCAGGCACCTTCCACGGCTCTGGGGTGTCACTCACTTTCTCATGACAACAAGCATAATATAACACGTATTTATGTTCGTGTCAATACCTCCTCAAAATTATAAATACATATAGTTATTCATACAAGAAAATGAAAAGATTACTTTTAATCTCTTCGTTATTCTTTGCTATTCCTGTAGGTGCTGCTGAAATTACATCAAAGATTACTGATTCTGTTCAACTTAGTGTACAGGGTGCTGCGGTACAGTCAACAAGAATCGGGGCATCTTATGGTGTGTCGGGAACAAATATTCAGTCTACATCTTTTGGTGGCACTTCTGGTGCTGGATCTTATGATATCAACACATCGGGTCAAGCATTTACTTTCTCTGAAAGCTTTACTGCTTCCGATGCTTTAGTTACCAACCAATCTTGGTCTGCTGGAGCTGTTGCTTCTCCTAATCTTTATGGAGATAGTGTTACTCAGTTAGCAGGAGATAAAGGTTCTCTTGCTGGTACACTATCACCTACTGGTGTTCCTACTATTACTGCTGGTGGTCCTGGTTCAACAGGAACAGCACAACGCACTATTGAACTGAGCGTATTCAAATGAAACACTTAACTCCCGTTCTGCTTTTAGCAGCGGGAGTCATTTGTACTCCTGCTTATGCTGAAAGTGTAGTTCCTAATTTTACTAGAGGAACTATCAACGCCACAACACAATCAACTACACGGATTGTAGAAACCATACGCCAGGTGGAATACTCAACTGGCACATCTTATACTGTATCTGGAACTAATATTAATATTCCTGGAACTCCAAGACAAGGAGCAAGTTATACTATTATGAATCAAGGTGCTCCGTTCCAATTTAGTGAGACATATCTCGGAACTGGAATTGCGAAAGAAACATGGATAGACAGAACTACAGAAACAAATTCAACCACTACATCAATGTCTGTGTTTACACAGTAATGTTGATGGGGTCAGCAGCAGTCGCTCAGACCGCCCCTGCGCCCTCCAATACCAATATTGCTGGACCGAGTGCTTCGGCAACTGGAAACGTCACCAACCAGGCAGTACAGGTCTTACAAGGTCCATACGCAATGAATACCTATGGAGGTGGTGTGAGTTGTCAGGGAGCAACATTCTCACTATCTCCATTTGCTTTGAATAGTGGCAATAGTAGTGCTGACCCAGAGACATTTGAATCAAAAAACTACAACTGGGGCATCTCTGCTGGTTTCAATATACCTTTAGATGGTATGCTGATGGAACTTTGTAAGTCAAGAGCACGAGTAGAAATATCAAGGCAACAAAGTGAAGTAGATAAAAGTCGTTTAGATTTTGAATTAGTTAGATTGTTGAAGTGTGGAGAAGCAATCAAGAATGGTATTACCTTTCATCCAGATAGTCCATACTACAAAATCTGTGCTGATATAGTTGTTCGTTATCCATCTGTAAAAGAAGCTGCAAGGCGATGAGTGATATACCGACATTCAATGCAAGTGGAATAGGAAACATACAAACCAATACCAATTCAATTCCTAATGTTGGTGTTGCTCAGAACAGTATTGTACCAAGTTTAGCACCACCAGTTGTCGTTGAAACACAACAACCAATCATTCGTGGTCTGGCAATACCTATTATTCAAGCACCAAACACTGCCGTTCCATATCCAGTCATCCGTGTTCCTACACAGGAAGAGTTTGATGAGGCAGTGAGAGCAGAGAAGAAGGCACAGGAGGATGAGAAGCAAGAGAAATCTAGAGGTCTTCCTGATAGTCCACCACCTATACTACCTCCTCAAATTCAACAAGTATTACCTCAAGAAAATAAATCAAGTGAAGATGCGATACTACCAGTAAACACTAATCTTGGAGTTCCCGTAATTGAAGTACCATTCATCGGGCAAGTTCCAATACCTCCTAAAGAACAGGTTATTCTTGCTGGCACCACTGCTACTGCTTCTGTTGCTGCGGCTCTGCTTGGCAAATCTTTGGTTGAATGGATGGTAGCAAAGATGAAACCTATCGTTCAACAGATACTTATAAGGGGCAAGAAGCTCTTGAATAGAGACCTTACCCCATATGAATTACAATTATATTTTGCTGCTGAATTAGATAAGAAGAATTTAAAACTACTCAAAAAAGAACAGAAGAAATCAAAACAAGACCAATATAAAAAAGCACATAATAAGTAACTACTTTCTTCTTTCCAATAAGACATCAAAATTTTTATCTTTTGTGCCACCATCATACGCAAGAGCATACCCTTCGTCAATCATTTGTTGGTTGAGAGATAATGCTTCATTATTGACATATAAATTACCGAGAATTCTACCATATTTTTCGGTACTATCTGGAAGTTCGGTTTTGATTAGAACATCTTTAGCAAACTCTAATTTATGTTTGAGCCATTCTTTTGATTCAAGTCCAAGTTTTTTTTCTTTGAGATCTGTAGTCCTGCTCTCTGGAGTATCAACACCACTAAGGCGTACTCGCTTAGTAAGAGAAATATCGAAACCAAGATCAATGTCCGCATCTATTGTGTCTCCATCAACTACTTTGATTACTTTCTTTACTCTGTAAATATAAGGATCTTTATCCATTAGAAAGGCATCTTAAATTCCTTAATATTTAGTTTAGGAATGGGTAGTTTCTCCAAGGCTTTTGCCACTTGTTTCTCTACCACAGCACCCACAAATTCTTCTGGGTTATCTAAAATTTTCTGTGCTTTTTGGTAAGTTGTGTATGCACCATAGCATAGTGCTCCACTAATACTCAAACTTAAAATTGATAGACCTAATGCAAGGTTTTTCATGATAGTAACTTCTCTATTGCGGTGTAATACGATGCGGCATCGTGATCGGCAACTCTATCAAAAAATTCTGGATTGACATCTTCCAAATGAATGGATGGGTGAGTGTGAACATATCCAGTTAACCAAGGTGGCGACTTGGGTACAATATCAGATCCATGAACAAAACGAAGATGATCTGCAACTTTCAATCTTTTGCGAAGAGCACGACCACCTGGACGAGGTGATCCAATGGTAACGATTGATAAGTCTACTGTATTCTCCAACATCAAATCTGCAATAACTGTTGCTGTTGCTCCACCAAGAGAATGACCAGCAAGTACTAATTTTCTTTCTTTACATAAAGACTCATAATTACACACCAACTCAGTGATAGTTTTCATTGCGTTAGATTTGAAACCTCTATGAGTATCTTCACTTCGGAATAAAAATTTTACATTTGTAATCCAATCTGACATTTCTTTTGTTCCTTCTACTGCAAGAATACAATATCCATTTATGCTTTTATCAATGGTGAAATCTTTTGGATCAGCATATACATCAACACAGTTCTTGACTGCTTTTAAAATAACTTCTTTGGGTAATTTAGTGTTGATGAGGTGATTCATTTTTTTATTTCACTATCTGCTATATTTATTATTTTTCTACCTTAATTGATGTGATAGCGTCTGAGTATACGCCAGTTCTATCTGATTTTGTTACAGCATCTTCTTCAGTATCAAATCTCATTGCCATTGATATATCGCCAGTCCATTTTGGCGAATCATTTTCATTATCTTGAAAGTAAATATACTCCCCAAATCCTTCTCGTGCTGCTACGTATTTCATTCTTCTTTTGCTAATTTAAATATGTATAAAATGTATCCTATTGTAAGTGCCAATAGGATAGCAACCATAATATTCACAGACCAAACTGGATCAGTCATTCCATCCCTCTTCTTTATGTATGAAAATCTTCAAATTTTTAACGTATGTTCTAAGTATCTGTGCCTGCTCTTCATGCCAAAAATCACCCGTCTCAATATAAAAACAGGTGTGATTATCTATTGCTTTAAGTAGTTGGTGGATGGGGGCAGTCCACCTTTCCCTGTCGGGAGTGTTCCATTCTCTCGGCATATAGGTACAAGGATCATGTTGCTGTGCGGGGAGTAACGTATCCTTCCTCTTCAACCTTAGTTTCCAATGCTTCAACTCTTTCTACAAGAGTTTCATCAACATAAGAAACAGGTGGTTCAGGAGGAGCTTCTACGTACTCTTGTCTTTTAGGTTCTTCTTTCTTCTCATCCTCATCATCACCACTTTTCTTCATTGTATTAATTCCAAAAGTGGCAGCAGAAGCAGTGAATACTGTAGCAATAAATGTGGGATCCATCTTAGAAAGAGTTCCCGCATAGCTTGCTGTAAGGAGAGCAGCAGACCAACCCAAAATACATACACGAATTAGTTGTCCCATAGCGTTTTCTTTTCTTTTGTTAAACATTTTACTTTACTTGATAGGTTAACTTTTTTTCCAAGCTTCACCTTCTGCTTTTCTTCTGCGAGCAAGACCTGCTTCCACATTAGAACCAGGATTGCGATAGAGATAAAGCGCATCAGGAACTAAGTTCCATTCTTTATTCTTCAGTCGTTTTGTAATCGTATTGAAATCACCAGAACCATAGAAACCAGCACCTAAGTTATAGGCAAATGATAAGAGTGCTCCACGCTTACCATCAGACATCTCATTCCAGTATGGAATTTTACGAAGTGATGGAATAAACTGGTTCTTACATTGAGTAATCAATAACTCATCTGCTTCTTTCTGAGTAATAGTATCACCCATATTAAATGGTGATCCATCCTTCTTACGGGTAGTTCCCCAACCAATAGTGATTGGAAGTCCACCTGATAGTGGATCTGGATATGCCTCTAAATGGCAACCTTCAAACTCTTTGATAAGTTTGATGCCAGTCATAGTCATATCATCACCAGATGCTACAGGAGCAGGAGCAGGAGCAACTCCCCTACCACACTTTGAGCATACTGTGGTTTCTGCTGAAGCATCCTTAGCGGCAACCACAGTTACCGCACTTGCCTTTTTTCCTCTGTAAATCTCCGCCCAGTCTGCAGTATCTTCAAGATACTTAACTGGTAGGTTATCTTCTAACCACTGTATTGATTTGACGTGGTTTGGATTTCTTTCATCATAGAATTGAAAGAAGTTATGTAGATCAATTCTTGCCATCTGGACCTCCTGTAATATCTGGAAAATAAATTTGGAATAGTTCTGAAGCTTCTTTATGCTTCCCGTGATTTGTGAGTTTTTTTACTTCTTCAAGAATTTTCTTCTTGAACTCAGTCGAAGATCCTTCCCCATCCATCATTACCTCCTGGACACCAACGATGCTTGAGAACTGCTTTTGTATAAATGGTCTTCTTACCATTTTCTACTGGTCCAGTATAGTTATCATTCAAAGAACCATAAGGATCATTTACATAATAACCTTTCTTATCTGGAGTGTGTCCGATAACTACACACATGTGGCCGCCCGTAGGATTAGATAAAGAACCCCGATGTAGGATGCCAATAACAACAGGTTTGCCTCCATCAAGACTTTTATCAATGTCAGAAAAAGAAAGATTATAACTAAAATGCGATTTGAGTCCATAACCAGCAAGAACTTGTGTCTGCACTCCATGATCAGTTGTATCACCGATAGCAAAAACTTTCGTAACATACTCGTCATCGCCTTGAATACTTCCTGGTTTTAGAAATGCCAGACACATAGCACAAGAAGAACTGTTACAAGTTCTTTGTGCATCTCTATAGTTATCTACTTGATTGAAATATGGAACTGCTAATACTGATGGTGTTGGTGGTTTGGTTCTAAACATACCAATCCAATCTGATTCGGCATCATCCAAAAATTTAGCAGGAAGATTATCTTCCAACCATTGAATTGATGCTACGTGGTTTGAATTCTTTTCATCATAAAACTTAAAAAAGTTATGAAGATCTAACGTCATTTTTTGTCTCCGAATAAAGTTATAAAATACTCAGCATCTACTACTGCTAAAGGAGTTTTGCCATTTTTTTTAATAACGACGAGAGGTTCATATTCACCACAGTTGGCAGATGCTTGCTCGTAAGCATCCCATATATTTAGTTTTTCTACATTCTTACATTCAATACTATGAGGAAACTTTGATCTAGCTGCTCGTGCCATAATAAGATCTTCGCCACCCGCTCCCATAGATCTGCTTTCAATATCTTCTGGATGAACGTCAAGCATTTCAATAAGTTTATCTCTTACCCACTGTTGAAGTCTGCGGCCTTTGGCCTTTGCTGAACTTGGATTCATAATAAAAAACCCCTATCACTAGGGGTATTTATCTATTCAGTTGAACCAGGGGTCTGGTAGTATTTTTGTTTCATTGCTCCCAGAAACCACGCTTCCGACAGAGCTTTTGGTCCCTCCCGAAGAATTCGTTTGTTGTGCTCCGAGAGTTTTTCGTATTTCAGTGCTTGTTCTTTCCACTCTTCCATTAAAGTTTGAACCCAGAAAAAGTATTCGCTTTAACGTCCTGCTTAATACCGCCAATAACATAACTCTCTACCTCTGTTTCTTGTGGTGCAACTTGTAAACCTTTAGAAGATAACCAGTGCTGTGTCCAAGGTAGTGGGTTGTTAGACATAGGAGTATCAAACACAGGCTTCAAACCAATCGCTCTCATACGACGATTAGCAATATACTCAACGTATGAGTTGAGTAACTTATCATTCAATCCAATGATGCTGCCATTTTGAAATAGATATTTTGCCCAAGATTTTTCTTCGTCAACAGTTTTCTTAAACTGCTCTATGGTCCACGCTTCTTCTTCTTTAGCAATCTGGAGAATGTCTGGGTCATCTCCATTAAGCCAATTTTTGATAATGTTTTGTGTAAGAACAAGATGCTGACTTTCATCTCTTGCGATGAGAGAGATGATTTTAGCGGATCCCTCCATGATTTTAAGCTCGCCAAAAGCGAACGAACATGCAAACGAAACATAAAACCTAATCCCCTCCAAAATGTTAACATTAATCACAGCGCGATAAAGCTTACGCTTTAATTCATAAAGAGTTTCTTGAGCAGCATTTACACCTTCAAGTTGATGCTGCCATTGATTGCCTGAAGAGTACTCCTGTGAAGCACGAATGAAATCATCATATGCTTCAGTAACACTCTTTGCCCTCTCCATAATATTCTGATCATCAAGAATGGTATCAAATACTTCTGATGGGTCTGAATAAACATTCTTGATAATATATGTATACGAACGACTGTGTATCATCTCCATAGTTTGCCAAATAGACATACATGCTTCTAACTCAGGTAGTGAGCAGTAGGGAGAGAATGCCATACCAGGAGCACGACCTTGAACAGAATCAAGCATAATCTGATACTTCAAATTAGATGTGTAGATATGTTTTTGTTCTGGACGAAGGGTCATGTAATCTCCTCTATCTTTAGAAAGAGAGATTTCTTCTGGTCTCCAAAAGTATCCAAGTTGTTGTTGAGTTAATTTATCAAAGATAGGATACTTGTAGGTGTCATATCTTTGCACTCCCAAAGGAGCACCAAAGAACATTGGTTGCTTTTTAAGGTCAACATGATTTGGATTAAAAACTGTCATGCCATCAATTTTGGTTGGTGAAGTTTCGGTAAGTTTAAATTTTACAGCTGCCACAGTCGTCTTCCTCCTCTTGGTTTTCTAAGATTGAATTAAGTAAATTTTCTATTTCTTTTTTGTTGTCTTCTTCATCACCATCTTTTTTAGCATCATATGTGTTTTGATAGTAAGAAGTTTTCCACCCCAGTTTATATGTGGTAAGAAGGTCTTGTGCCATTACCGACACAGGTACTTCATTATCGGCATAATGCTCTGGATTATATGACCAGTTACCCGAGATTGCCTGATCAAAGAACTTCTGCATAACAGCAACAATATTGATATAACCAGTATTGTCAGGCATATCCCAAAGAAGCGTATAATAGTTTTTAAGAGATTGATACTGCGGTACAATTTGCTTAAGAACTCCCCTCTTTGACTTCTTAACGGACAGAAAGGCACGAGGAGGTTCAATTCCATTTGTCTCATTTGACACAACGGAACTGCTCTCTGAAGGCATTTGTGCGGACAGTGTTGAGTTCCTGAGACCGTTGGCAAAGATAGACGCCCTAAGAGATTCCCAGTCATAGTTAAGAATGTGTGGTACGATTTGGTCTACATCTTTTTTGTAGGTGTCAATAGGCAGAATGCCATCAGCATACTTAGTGCGATCAAAGTAACCACATGCTCCTTTCTCCATAGCAAGTTGATTAGATGCTTTCAGTAGATAATACTGAAATGCCTCAGTCAAACCATGCACAAGATGAGCAGCAGCTTCATCAGAGTACTTCACCTGCTGTCTTGCTAACCAATGAGCAAGACCGATGTAACCAATGCCAAGTGACCTACGATTTTCAGTAGATACTTTAGCTGCTACAACAGGATACGCCTGATAGTCAATCAACTCATCTAGTGCCCTGACAGCCAGGTCACACAACTCTTCAAGATCATCAAGATGCTTAATCTTTCCTACGTTGATAGCAGAGAGAATACACAAAGCAATCTCACCATCAGGATCATCAATGTGCTTTAGTGGTGTAGTTGGAAGTGTAATCTCTTGGCAGAGGTTACTCATCCAAACCTTATCCTTAAAGGAAGAGTGCTCGTTACAATGATCTATATTCATAATATAGATCCGACCTGTCTCTGCTCTCTCCTTTAGAAGAGAAAGAAATAGTTCTTGTGCATTGATAGTTTTCCTTGGAAATCTTTGATTTCCTTCATACGAAACATAGAGATCGTCAAAACGATCTGTTCCAAAAGCATCATAAAGTCCAGGTACATCGTGAGGAGAGAACAATGCAATTGAAGCATTTTGAATAAATCTCTCATAGAATAGTTTAGAGATTTGAATACTGTAATCCAACTTACGAACTCGGTTATCCTCTGTTCCTTTGTTGTTTTTTAATACCAGGATGTCTCCTATTTCACTGTGCCAGATCGGGAAGTGGACCGTAGCACTTCCACCACGAATCCCGTTTTGTGTACAGCATCTAACAGTTGCTTCAAACTTTTTGAGGAATGGGATAACCCCTGTATGAGAAACTTCTCCACCTCGGATCTTACTGTTGATCGCACGAATTCTGCCTGCGTTGATACCGATGCCAGCCCGTTGAGAGACATATTTGCCAATAGCCATATCGCTGCTAAAGATGCTATCGAGGGTGTCATCACTATCAACCAAAACACAACTAGCGAATTGCCGAAGAGGCGTTCTAACTCCTGCGAGGATGGGGGTTGGCACGTTGATTTTGTGCTTGCTGATTGCGTCGTAGTATCGTTTAACATAAGAGAGCCTGGTTGCTTTAGGATACTCTGCGAAGATGGTTGCTGAAACTAACATGTAAGCATATTGTGGTGTCTCAAAAAGATTGCCACTGCTTCTATCCTGCACCAAGTATTTATCTACAACCTGACGAAGACCAGCATAAGTGAAGAGATAGTCACGGTCATGGTCAACCCAAGTGTTAATTTTATCCCATTCTTCATCAGTATATTTACCTGTCAAATGTAAATCATAGATACCAATACGAGTGCCAGCATATAGATGTTCGCCTATTGTTGGAAAACCGTTCTTCCAATCATTTCCAAAGACTTGCTTATATAAACCGAACAGAAGAAGACGAGCAGCAACATACTGATAGTTTGGATACTCAAGATTAATAAGGTCACTAGCCGATCTAACAAGAATTTCTTGGATTTCATCAGTGCTAATACCGTCATAGAATTGTATACCAGATTGTATCTCTACTTGAGATGGAGACACACCTGAGAGACCACCACAGGCACATTCAACCATATTATGAATCTTATCTAAGTCAAGAGATTCCAAAGATCCATTGCGCTTTTTAACTTTTGTACCATTACTCATATCTTCTTCCAATCGTTAAGTTTTACTTTTGCTTCTAACCCAGTGTAGGTATTACATTCTACCACACTTTGAACGTTTTGACCAGTCATTACCATATCGTTGATGTCTTTCTCTTTAATTGAATCTGGCCAGATTACAATACTTTCTCCCTTATCAATACACCTTTCGTATCGTTGAACGATTTGTTTGTTCCTTGGTTCATTGTCGTAAACAAATGTACGAGTAGGGTAAGATACCCTGTCAAGTACAACATCAGCGCCACACATTGCCAATCCATTAGACAAGAAAAGAGAGTCAAACGGACCCTCTGTAACGTAGATATTTTCATTTTTGTTTATACGATCAAGTCCAAATACTTTAGGGTATCCTTTATCCAAGATGGTAGTGATATAACGTAAGCTTGAATTCTTATCAAGAGACCTTGCTTGATATCCAAATACATTTCCATCTTCTGATATTAACGGTAGTATAATTCTTGCTTCTTTAATCGTAGTTTTGTTGTTCTCCCAAGCATTAAAGTTGTCTGCGTAATAGAAGTTTGAGAAGTATTTCTCTGGTATCTTTCGTGCGAGCAGATATTGTTTTGCTGGGTGTGTAGTATTTAGTGAAGTGATGGTTGGGAGTTCACTAAAAATATTTTGTTTGAATACTGGTTTACTAATGAACTGTTTGAAATCAGGTGCTTTGACTTGATAGTTCTTACCTGTCATTCCTTCTTTATAACGTTCCATGACATATTCGTCATGAAGGTTCATGTTCTGATCCTTTAGAAACTGAGAGAAGTTACGAGTAACTCCACAGTTATGACACTTGAAAACAAAACTATCCCTCATACCAAAGAGATAGCCTCGTGCTTTATTCTGCTTCTTCTCTGAGTCACCACAGTAGGGGCATCGGAAGTTGTAAGTGCCTTTCTTTTTTTCAGTGAACTTGAGAAGTTGTGTAGAGACCAGACCAATATATTTGGTATCAATGTAAGTCATTCTGTGGTGGGTGGTCGGTCATACCATCATACCACGTCATTGGGCAGGTGTCAACTAATTATTTAACTTGAGCGGTGGGAGCAGGAGTAATAATATTCCTTAGAATATTTTGACCTGGGGCACTGACAAGGAAGGAGACTAAAGCGATTGCGCCAAATAATGACCAGATTTTTTTCTCCATTGTGCGGAGACGAGTATCTACTAACATGATATCTTTTTCGCAACCCTTTTTTATTTCGTCTGCCTTACGGGTTACTTCCCTATGAACACTATCTATTTTTTCAAATAACACTCCATCAGTGTGATCTTGCTTCATTAACTTTTCATTATGAACTGCAAGTAGTTGCCCCATCTTAATGGAGTTCTCTTGCAGTATTTCTACTATACGTTCTATACGTTCTATGAGTAGTATATTAACGTCGGTTAATTCCGCCATGATAGTATTCTCTTAAACGTTACGAACAGAGAAGTCAAGCGCCTTTTGATATGTCGTTGCGCTCATGTTGAGCATCACTCGGAACTTGTCTCTATTCTCTTGGGATAATCCTTCATACGTAGCAAGGATTCTTTTTGCATCAAAGACGCCGATGCGACCAGCCGTGCCGTCTTGAAAGATAAGATTAGCAAACGAGATTTCTGGATCTCTTCCATATGATGTTCCCTCTTCAGCTACTTTCATAGCAGTTGTGAATACGTCTACACCACCAGCAGAACCACCACGAGGAATGCTAATCATATTATCCATCTCCGAAATTACATTACCCTGTGGGTCGTATGAGTTCTTTTGAACTTGCTTGTCTGCTTTCTGTTGCTTCTCTGCTGACTTCTTTTTAAAGTCTGACATACGAGCACGAAGCAGAACGTTCATTTCGTCTTGCTTGTCGCCCATCTTCGTTTTTGCTTGAGTGCGTTTTGCTTGAAGATCGCGCTTGCCTCTCATCTCTTTAGAAGCTTTGATTTGTTTCTGGGCTTTCTCAGTTTCTGAAACAGCCTCAAGAATTTCTTTGTTCATTTCTTCTGACATTTTGGGTTTCCTCCTTGACATTACACGTTGGATTAATTTTTTAGCACTTTTCTTGCGACCATCAATTTTATCATCTTTGGTCTTCTTCAGATTTTTCTTTTTCTTTGCTGTATTAACAAAGACAAAGGCAGGAGGAAGTGCTAAAGAAGATCCATCACCTGCCATCATTTCATTCATAGTAGTTTTAGTGTTTTCAAACATTGTTGATCTACATCTGTTGTATCTACATTGTCTGGTAATCTATCAAGGAATACCATAAATGTTTTTAGAATTGGCCAGTATTGTGATTCTATTTTATAAAATAGAAGCAACGTTGCCGCGTCATTGAACACATTATATAGTGTAATAATATGATTTAAAATTAGGTGTTGCTTCAATTCACCTGTGGTATCATAACGACGAAGTAATTTTTTAATATACGTAAATTTTTGTAAGTCCTCTTCAAAGTCATTATATGTTACAGACAAAGGGTTGTTGTAGTTTTTGATGGCAAACAACAACCAGTTGTCTGGTGTCAACTCATTGAATATCATATATCATCAGGCAACAGAAACTGTGAGTGTTGCGCTGTTGGAGATTACTTCTTCTCCACCAACAGATCCACCAATCCTGACTCTATACTTCTTACCACTATCACCACCTGCTAAACCAGTAAGTGCCAGTGAAACAGAGGTAGCACCACTGATGTTAGTCCACCTTGTTGTAGAAGCAGCGGTTTGTAGTTGCCACTGATAAACAAGTGAACCAGTAGAAGCAGCAGCAGTTACCGAGAAGGTAGCATCAGCAGATTGAACAGAATCAACAGTAATTACCATATTATCAGTTGTATTCACACCACCAACTAGAGAACCAAGAATAGTGATTGTTTCTCCAGCAACAAATCCAGCGCCATTGGCAGTCTTGGCAGTAGAGAGGAGCGCCCCACTAGAATTTCTGACTATAGTGAATCCCGCACCAGTACCAGCAGCAGAACCAGCAAGACCAGTTAGAGTATAAGTTTGATTTGCTTGACCAGCAAGAGTTGTTCCACCATTAGTAGCTGTATGAAGGTATATTCTACCAGCAATTGTAGTTTGATTAGTGGGTTGTACCGAGATAGTGATAGCAGATGCTACATCAGCAGCAGGATTGTCATTATCAAAATCGCCAGCATTAGCAGCAGTTTGTCTAGCAAAAGCAATACATTCTGATTTGTGTCTAGTATTGCCATCGCCATCTGTGTATGTTCTATATGTCCACCAACCTGGCCACTTGAGACCACGAATTTTATTTTCGTTGAGTTCTGCCTCAGTATTATCAACAAAGATAAATTGCGTTCCGCTAGGGAATTGGTTTTCATTAATCAAAAGATTAGCAACTTCTTTAGGAGCTGTTCTTCTTATAGCATTAGCAGCAGTAACTGTTCCAGTTGATCCAGCATATGCAGTAGTTAAAGATAACGTAGTTGCCGACACGACAGATTCAACAGTATATTGTACTGATGATAGTGAAAGAATGTCTCCCGCTTGAATAAAATTAGCGGATGTTCTATCAGTAAAATCTCCTGCAGTGGTCACAGTCTTGGTGTTATTGGTAACACTCACGTTATTTGCCAACGCCTTAGCGTCAATCGTTCCGAAAATTGCCATCGGTTTCCTCGTCTATAAAATATTCTTGTTCTAAAGAGTATTTATAAAAAAAATTAGGACGCAAGATTTATGCTTTTGCTTTTGCCATATTAGTAGCGCCACCAAACATAACAGATGATGCTTTATCACCATACTTTGATTTCATGCTACCAAATTTTTTCTTCATTCCTTTAACTACTTTTTCTTTCTTCGCTGCTTCTTTAGCAGAGAGTTTCTTTTCTTCTAATTCAACTTCTTCTTTCTTCAACTTTTTTTTAGGATCAGCAATTGATTTTTTTTCAGAAGGATCTGGATCATTAGGTGTATCAACATTCGGCATGATTTCAATCGTAACTTTCTTGCCTTCAGCAATCTCACGCATTTCTTTAACTGTCTTCTTACCTTTCTTGGCACGAAGTAATGCGAAGTCGTGTGCATCTACCTTGCCATTCTTGTTGGCATCAATCTTCTCTTGACTGCCAGGCATATCTTTCTTTTCTTCAATCACATCTCCATCTGGTTCGTATCCAGCCTTTACACAATTGTCAACTGTCTTGTTGCCTTTTTTCTTTGTTCCCATTTGCTTGTATCCTTTCCAACAAGCTTTACCATCAAGACCTTTTTCTTTTTCAAGAATAATAGTTTCTCCAGTTTCTAATACTGCCTCATAAGTTGTTCCAATCAACTCGTCAGACATCAATTCTTCTTTGCGATTTTGTTTTGATGAATTACAATCAGCATCACCATGTACTGCACATGCAGATCCTGCGCCAGAATGATTACATTTAGTTTTTTCTTCTAATCCCAGCATAGATTTCTGAATTAGATTGTATGCAAAATCGTCAATTTTCATTTTTGTTCAGCGGGTTTCTTCTTATACTTATTTATAAACTCCTTGGTCTTCTTGACATTATCAGAACCATCACGCTCCTTCATTGGTTCTGGGTCAGTAAGAAAGCATCCACAATGTTCTTTGATGTCTTTCACCCAAGCTCTAAACATCTCACCTTCTTCAGTAACAGCAATAACATAGTTAACTCCACGCCTATGAATTTTTCCAACTTCACCTAAGTTGTTTTCTACCCAAGTGCCCTCAGCAAATGCCATGCCAAGCATGTATGATTTTTGCTTTGATTGTACTAGTAGTTCTTTAAGTGATTTCATTTAATACCTAACCCCTCTCTTACTTCTTTCATTAATTGTATAACATGTGAATTATCTAATGTGGTAGGTATGCCCTTTCTAAAAGAAGCAGTATCTCCTTCCACGGCAGCTGCTCTCATTTTACTTGCTGACATACCAGCTGCTCCATCAGCATCTGGGTCTCTTTCTCCAGCAGATTTAACATCTATATTTTTAAATGTATATTCAATTCCATTGTATTTTAATATGAGTTTTTCCATTTCTGGCACTCTATCACTACCAACAACTAAGGTAACATCAGTATACGTTCCTTGTAATTTTTGAAGAACATTTATTATTGTTTTTAATGAAGTATCATACATGATGTGATCCTTATGAGAAGGAAACATTTTTTTCATGTATTCAACCTTTGCCTCAGATGACAATGGATTTTTCTTTTTATCTTGCGAATGACTGGTGTATATATGGTAGTCGTCACCACTCGCTATACGCTTGACAGCATTAATTAATTTTTCATGACCTATAGTAGGAGGATTAAATCTGCCAAATGTTACGACTATCCTACTCATATTTATTTACCAACCCAGTTTTTATCTATTGTAAAATTGGCTACACTAAATTCCAAACGGTCAACTAACTTAGTGGCATTACCATCTTTAATTGCGACAAAACCTTCAGGAGCAGTAATTTTAAATCCATGTTCTGTTTTTAAAAATGTTCGCACAGCATCAGCAGATTCTAATTTTTTAACAAAGAAAAGTTTAGCGTTTGATATTGTTGTATATAGCGTAACCAATTTTTTAAATGCGTCTATATTATTATCTATTATTTCAATGCCATCATAAAGTTTCTTAAGTTTAGCTGCTTTAGTTTTAGGCATCTTTGCTTTGTCAACTTCTTTTGTTACCACCCCTTCAAAATATTTTTTAAAATTTTGAATAAATTGAGGAACATTATTTATTTTCTTACCTTCTCTCACATAAGAATTAAAGTATGTTTTTAATCTTGGTCCTACAGTTAGTTGATCATTACCTTCAATAAGAACCGCAATTTCATTTAAAAATTTTTTACATCCTGGTATCAAACGAGACGCAGTAGTTTTCATTCTATTCAAAGATTGTTTTTCTCTTTGATTTAAAATTAAATTTGTTCCTAACGTATCAACTTCAGCACTGATAACAAATACATCATTAGTTTTATTAAATTTACTTATGTCTACTCCAAACGTTGCGTGAGATTCGGCAATACTTTTTCCAACATAGCGAGTGTGAAACACTACACCTATCTTTGCTTTTTTAGCTTTGGCATACATATCCGAATTTTTTGGAATTGCGTAAGTAATTGTATTTGGAGTAAAAGTTAAATAATCTTCGCCATCAATTTTCTTTTCAACTGCGTCATCAGTAAAAAGTAAATCGCCCTGGATTATTCCATCAATATCAAGTTGAGGAAAATATTTTAATGCTACTTTTAATTTCTCAACCAATCCTGGAGCATGACCATGATTAACTTTTATATCTTCTTCAGTGTAATTAATTTTTCCATCTTTATTAAATACTGATTTTGTGCCAACAAAAAAGAAATTAGTTACAGGATTGATACCACATATTATAGCAGGCGCACCATCCCACTTAGTAGTAATTTTAAAATTTCTTGTTTGAGTTCCACTAAATGTGTTTGTAAGAGCATCCAAAAAAGCAAACGCATCTTTTGCGCCTTGCTCTCCATCAAATAATATACTATCTTCTAAGTGTTCTAGGTGGGTGTTCTTACTCATTTTTTATAATAATCCCCATTAGTGTGTGTAGGAAATACTCCACCAGATTTACTTCTGATGTTAAATTTAAACTCATACTTCTGTGTTTCAAAAGACATGTCAATTCTTTTTCCCCTTCCAGAACTTCCACCATAATTAATTTCTACATTGTTGCCCACAAGTGTAGAAGCTTTATTCATATATTCTCTATCAATTTCATAAAATTCCATATGGGTTCCATCATAATGAACCATCCAATATCCATACCCAATACCAGAAGCACAAAGTTTTTCTAATGCTGCTTTACCATTAGCATCAAGAGTAGTATTTCTTGAATGATTACTGACTGTTGTGGAAGAAGCTTTATCACCAGTATACTTGTGAAATACATCTAGAAAATCCAAATAATCAATACCAAACATATCCAAATATTTTTTACCATCATCTGGTATGTTCATTTGTTTCAATTCATTTTGTGGAAATAATGAAAGATTTTTTCCACCACCAGAAATACCACAATTAAAAAATGATAGAGTGCTTCCAAATTTAACAGAAAGATATACGGGAGTTTTTTGTTTTCCAAAATACAAAGTAATATCTGTGAGGGTGGCACCAATATCTAAAGTGCTAACTCCCCCCGCAGAAATTTGAATACTTCCATTATTAATTACTAATGGTCTGGGACTATTTTTCCCACCCACATGTTGTGCGCCAGTTAAAGATAATTTTAATTTATTTTGTAATGTAGATATGATTGTATTAACATGTTCTGGATAATTTTTTGGTGTGTGCCCATTAGCATAAAGAACTAGATCTTCTGCCAAATCACCTTCATACTTATTACCCATATTAACTTTCTTACCACCCCTCTGTTGCCCACCAAATTCATCTGTTTTTACTAGATCATCTATTTCTAAACATATATCTCTATTCATTATTCCAGTAGATTTATTTTCTGGATCGTATATGTTACAGGTAAATTCAATATTATTTTTGCCACGTAATCCAACATTAGCTAAAGTAATAAACAAATTTTTTGCTTCATCTTCCAAAGTCTTATTTCTTTTCATGTCAACAAAGAAAAATTCTTTTGATTTTGCTTTTTTGTTTTGAACTATAGTTACTTCAAATCCATCTATACTGACAACTCCAATGTCAGTGATAAATTGATTTACTCTTCCATTTCTGTTAAGACCTTTATCGAAGAAAGTGGTAAGGCGTTTCATGTAATCGCCACCATTTCTTACTAAGTCATTTATTTTCATATAAAAAAACCTCCCCAACTATTTAGTGGGGAGGCAGTTTATTAGATATCTCCTTCTACTCGGTTCTCGGATCGCAAGACCTCAAAAGAACCTTCTGGATATCGGGCAGTGAGTTTCATCACATTAGTGAGAACCACTTCATTCAGGTCAACATCCAATCCAAGCAATGCTTGAGTGAAATACCAATACACATCTCCAAGTTCTTTAATAAGATGAGTGCGATTGTCTTCAGTCATTTCTTTACCTTGAAAGACGATCTTCTTTACAATCTCAGTGAACTCTCCTGCTTCAGCAGACATTCCTACAGCAGCAGTCATCAAACGAGCAATAGGAACATCACGCTCAGTCAATTGACGAATACGAGCAATAAACTCTTCATTTGATTTTGATGGATAGCTAGTGGTGCTATCCACAAATTCAGTATACTTAACTAGGTCAACTTGTTTCGTCATAAAATAAAACTGGTAAATTTGCTTTTAGTATCTTTGCTTTGTTTCGCTGCCATCTCTTCAAAGTCATACTCCTCTTCTTTATCAGAAGATAGATCAACAGCGTTATCCACATTATAGAGCTTCATTCGTGCTCTGTCAACCCCCACCAAGAAACGCTTATACATGGTTGGATCATTATATCTGTTCTTCAACTGCTTCACCATTATCCTGCCATCTTTTTCCAAATCCTCTGTAGCGATGAGAGCAAACATAAAGTCAGCAGTAGCTGGCAAGCCAAAAGACTCACTGGTATCAGTGATATCGACATCGCTATTACCAAACCCAGACCGAGTAGTTTGTGTTGCAGTGACAATTGGCAGGTTGTGTTCAACCGCCAATCCTCTGAGTTCCTCAGCAATCGCCTTGACATAAGTATAAGAATTTACAATAGCGCCTTTGTAACGAGACGAGGCACAGATATTCAGATAATCAATAAAGATAATATCTGGTTTGAATACCTTCTTCAGTGACAACTCATTTAGAAGACCTTTAAAATGACCTACGTGTGCTGCTGCTGTTGGGTATTCTTTGATAATAAGACGACCCTGTGTTTTTCTTTTTAACTCAGTGATGCGACTATTGAAAACAGATTCAGATAAATCAACAAGGTCTTTGATATTAACATTAAATAAGTTAGCATCAATACGCTCAGCAATCTTTTCTTCTGCCATCTCCATAGTTATGTAGAGAACATTGCGACCAAGCGATAGACAATTGGCAGCATAGTCACACATAAAGAGTGACTTACCCACACCTGTGCCAGCAAGAGCAACATTCAATGTCTTGTTAGGTAGACCACCTTTAGTAATCTTATTAAAGTATTCCAAGTGGAATGGAATTTTTTCTTCTGTCAGGTGATAGAAAGCATAACGCTCTCCACTATTCTCTAGATAATCGTGACCTACATGTTCGTCGAAAGATACTGCCAGGGCCTCTTGGAGTATGGAGGGGATCGCATCTGTTGATACTTTTGGATTGCCGCCATCTGCGACTTTGATAGACTCCAAGAGGGCAAGATAGATGGCTCTATCTTTACACCATTTTTCTGTGGTGTCAAGCAACCACTTGTGTTCAACTGGGGCATTAGTAAGAGCAGCAATCGTTTTAACTGCGTTTTGATATACTTCCTCATTTAAATCTTTCCTACTTTCTAAGTTAATAATAAGCACTTCTGCTGTTGGCAGCATCTCATAGTTGCTAGCAAAGTTCCAGACCTCTTCATAGATAACCTTCTCGTGGATTTCATTGAAGTAATCTGGTTTCACAAAAGGCACAACCTTTCTATAGAACGGTTCGTTACATAGAAGATTGCGTAAAATTGTGGTTTCTATTCTTTCATTCATTACTCACTACCATACAGAAATTCTTTCTTAGCACATTCATCTAAAGCTTGGAGGATTTCTGGGGTGAAATACTTGTCTGGTTCTTTGTAAATAACCGAAGGATAAACAGTACCCCCATCAAGTTTAATACGATTACCCACACGTTCAAATACTCCGTGCTTCTCACCCAACTCCAATAATCCATAATATTTGTCAAGTCCCCTTGCGTCATAATACAACCTTGTTTCAACCATAGAATTTTCTTTTGTAAAGCGTGACTTATGTGCCTTCACTTTAATGATGTTACCAATAACTTCAGTGCCGTCTTTCTCCTTCTTCTTAGAGAGGAAAAGAATAGACGATGCTGAATACTTTAGACCACTACCACCACCCATTTCTTTAGTTGGAACATAAGCACCAACAACATCATAAGTATGATTTGTAACAATCATAGGAATTTCTGCTTGACCCAGCTTGAGTGAAAGAATACGAAAGATGGATTTGATAACCTGAGCACGGGTCATGTCTCTGGTCTCCTTACCATCGGTAGCATCCTGAACCTCTTTGGTGGTAGAGAGCATCCCCAAAGAGTCTAGCACAAAAAGGAGCGGAGGTCTAGCCCCCTTCTTAAGTTTCATATACTCATCAATTACTTTGATACTTTGTGTGCGAAACTCTTGAACTGTAGTCACAGGTACAAGACCAACACGTTTAATATCAATACCACGCTCAGCAAGCATATCTTTTTCAATAGCTGATTCAGATTCAAAATATATTACTTGGGCATCTGGGTTGTTGTCAAGGAAGTTTTTGACGATTGAGATGGCAAAGAATGTTTTACCAGTGCTGCTTTCGCCAGCGAGCGCAGTAATTTTATTTGATGGGAGACCACCAAATATGCTCCCACTGATAAGAGCATTCAGAATATAAGAACCAGTATCCACAAACGTTTTACATACGATGGAATCATCAACTACGTTTGCGTACTCATTATCTAACTCTTTAATAACAGATTGTAAAAAACTCATAATGCCTCAGCTAAAGAAACTTGTAAGTGAACCACGGCGTTCATACTGCCAGTCAATACATTCTAACACAGTTTTTAGTGGTTCAAGAAATGACTTCTCAAACTGTGTGGTGTAGTCAACATACTTCTCAAGGTTAAGTTCTTTGGGAAGTTGTTGAAAGAAAGAGATAATATTTTCACCGATTGGATTAGGAGTTTTGAGATACATGAATTTAATCTTCTCGCCCTCCTGAATTAAAGGATACTTATGTTCTAGGTTATTCTTTTTAACGTGAAAATTATATAGTAACGCACCACGAACAGCAATAGGTGTTCCCTTGCCGTAGATGTCAGCACTGCTACGATACTTCTTCAGACCATTACATCCACGAGGGAAAGCAATATTAAGATAATGCTGGTCTTTGGTATCTTCTTTAATGGTGTTGATATAGTTAATCAACTCTTCGTTGTTTCGGGTGATGATAATAGTATACGCTTCAAGCAATTTGTTTCTGAAGTAAGACGGAGTAGAAGAACGTGCTGTCTCCATACCACATACTTTCATCTTCGCTTTGTTGTAACGCACACCTTCACTGTCCCATACGTTGAGAACATAGCGTTTCTTGGCGGTCCAGAAACCACGTTCAGCGATGTTCTCCCGCTTCATTGTCATCATCTGTGCGTAGGCATTCAGATAACTGGCGAGCTCCTTATAAGAACTCTCAATATACTTCTCAAGTTCCATCGCACACACCTTATCAAGGAACGTGACAATGCTTTGAGGAGTTTTCTCTCTTCCCGCGTATACCTTCTCCACAAGAGGACCAAGGTTAAGATACATAGAATCGGTGTCAGAAGCAATAACATAATCGTAACTTGTAGTTTTTAATATCTTATTAAGATAGTTATTCATGCGATCACCAATCCAACGAATGGCAAGTTGACCCGATAGTGTAATTGCTTCAGCAATCTCAAGTTTATAATAACGAAAGTGCTCGTTACCAATAGCACCATAGGCAGAGTTGAGTTGAATTTTACGTGCCATCTGAATGTTATTGCAACGAGAGATTTCTTTCTTCAACTCAATCGTTGGTGTCAACTCATACTGCTGTTTAGCAGCAAGCATCTTCTTTTTGTATATGGTTCTGTCTTGATAAATCTTCTGCATCAACTTAGGAAGAAACCCCTGAAACTTAGTAGTGTAGTGAGTGCCATTGGCGCACAGGGTCTCGTCTACGAGGTCCGAGGTATCAAATGCCTTATCCAGCAGCATGTCTACGTTGACGCTGCTACGGCGGTCTAGGAGGGTCTCTGGGGACAGGTTGTACTGCATGATCAAGTGAGGATACAGGGAGTTCAAGTCAAAGCTCACCACCCAGTCATACAAACCTGGATTGGGTTCTTTTACATAAGCACCAGCATACTTATCATTCTTTACACTATCTTTCTTAGGAGGAATAACAACGTTCATCTTATCAAGGTAGATGTAGATAATGTTATCCCACATACGAACCTGAGAGTAAACATCTTCATAGTTTACCTTAGCGTCGTATGCCATAGTAAACGCAAGTTCAATCAACTTCATCTTGTCTTCCAGTTGGTCAACCAGGCGAACGTCAATGATGTTATACTTAACAAACTTATCCCAGTCTTTAGTATAGAATTCCTTGAAGGTATCAAACTCAGAGTGATCAAGTTTCGTAGCATCAAGTTCTACTGATGCGATATGATCTAAGCGATAACTTTCTTGGTTTGTATATGTGAACTTCTTATAGAGTTCAAGGTAATCCAGACAGGCAACACCAGTGATATCATAAGCAATCTGTTTGCGACCTTTGATATAGATTTCTCTTGATGATACCAACTTCCAAGGCGAAAGCAATTTAGTATGCTCCTCGCCAAGAATGCGGTTCATGCGATTACAGATGTATGGAATATCAAAGAGTTGAATGTTCCAACCCGTTACGACATCGGGGGTATTTTCCTGCCACCATTTAAGGAAGCAAGATAGCAGTTTCGTTTCATTGTCGCAATGCAGATAATCAACCTGTCGGTCTTCATTCTTGAAACTTTTTGATCCCCAGACAGTAATCCTATTTGTAAAAGAATCACGGAGAGAAATAAGAAGTATCTCTTGATCTGCTGTTTCAATGTTAGGGAAACCATTCTCAGCTCCCGTTTCAATGTCAAGAGTGAAGGTGCGAATAAGAGATGTATCGTAATCAATCTCATCGGTTGGATATGCTTCATTGATATACTGATACAAGTATCTAGTATTACCATGAATTTCAAACTCCTCTATGCCCTCATACTGATTGATAAATTGCCTACAATCATTCATAGAACCAGGGCGTACCTCCTTGAGGTAACGCCCATCCAAACTTTTATGATCGGTCTTCTTGTTAGCAACAACGTATAGACTGGGATTGTAATTTACCTGATATTGAACTCGCTGACCATTTTCATAACCACGAACAAGAATACGATTTCTTGCCTGCTCAATATTGGTATAAAACTTCATTCGGTCAACCCACGATCTTCTTGTAGTATTCTACCATAGAATGGGTCGGATCCGCAAGGCTTAGAATGTCTTCTGCCCTCAGGTAAACCTGTGTCTGGTTTGTATACTTTGGAAACTTCTCAAGAAGAACATAATTTGATTCGGTAACTGTTAGTAGTTCACCTTCTCTATTCATTTCTTGTTCTTGCTTTGTTCCAATAAACAGAGCATCGGGATTGTGAATGTTTTTGTAATCAACATTAGAGTATTCCCAATAACTTAACTCATCTATGAGGTAAGGATTTGTAAGAAGACATTCAGGACTTTCATCCCTTTCTTCAATTTCCGATATCAAGTACTTCTGATCCTTCAGCAATATCACTTGGATCAACGGTTGGTAAGGTGTCGTCGTCATTAAACAAATCTCCAAATTTTCCTTTGTATGTTTCAATAATTGATGGTTCAGGTTCTCCAATAGCTACCACGGAACTATATGGAATACGGAAGGTTGTATCAGATGAGCAGGAAATCCAACGAGTAAAATTAATATTAAACGATACTGGTTGCCCCTCGGGATTAAGATCTCCTGTTGGAACAAGATCCAACAGGAACGGATGAGTTACTTGAAACCCTAATCCTTCACCTTTGTCATTAGAAATTTCTGAGATACCAGAAATCAGTTGTTCTCCACCTTGTAGTTTTAAAATCTTTATAAGCATGATTTTCAATAAAGAGTAAATTTACTATAGCACATTTTTTTTGTTTTGTCAACCCAAAAAAATGGGAGCCTATCCTGATAGTTGACAGGAAGGCTCCAGCGGCAACGATAGTTGGGGTTGACCCGCTATTATTTATTATCCCACCAATAATTGTTTTTTGCCACTTGCCTTTATTGGTGTTCCAATATTGTAAGTGGTTTTCTTTTGATGCTCAGGAATAATTTTTTCTAATGAAATTGATAATAACCCATGATTAAAATCTACTGAAGCAACTCTTACATCTTCTGATAGTTGCCATGAATTATTA